AATTAGGTCCCAAATCTTCAATTGTTCGGGTTTTCCAAGATGAGATTGATGAAATTTTAATTTCTTTATTATGAACATTCGTTAATTCTACTTTTGAACCATTGAACATTTTTTTTGTTATTATCCACTCGTTTATATATTTTTTAAAGTCTCCCCTTCCATCATCAAATGTATGTATAGTTACGATTTCGCTCATTGGTATATAGTTACAAGTATAGCTAAATATTTAATACATTTCAATTTTATAAATATTTTATTTAGTTAATGTATAATGACAGATACTTCACAATTAGCAGTTTCGCTTTTCAAGTTGAATGAAAAAATAGGTGATATGGAAATTAATGCACAAACAATTATTACTGTTACTAAATTTTCTATGGAAGTTGTCGAAGCAACAAAATTAAAAGGTGCCGCACAAAAAGAATTGGCCATTAGTCTTGTCAGACAAGTAATAGTAGAAGCCCCTATTTCCGATGAAAAAGAAAAACTGTTACTAGATATGATTGATCAAGGTATATTGGCAAATACTATCGAGTTAGTGGTAGCTGCTAGTAAGGGAAATTTAGATATCAATGCAGTTGTTGCAGTGGCTTCTGGATGTTGCAAACTTTTTTAAACATTTGAAAAAAAATTAAAGAGAATATAAGAATAATAATATATGAAGTTTATTATTATTCGACACGGAGAACGGTTTGACTCAACTTTGTATTTTACACCTTTAACAGCCAATGGTTTAAAGCAAGCAGACAATCTCGCTGGTATATTAAAAGCACACAAAATTGATATTATTTATTCATCTCCTTTTTTAAGAACTCTACAAACAATATATCCTTACTGTATTGAAAATAATAAGAAAGTGAACATAGAGAATACATTTTATGAATGTCTCAATAGTAATGAATTTAATTACCATAATTATAGACATAGCTACAAAGAACTAGAGAATGCTTATCCCCATCTTGTTTCGATAATTGATGGAAATTATAGAAGTAAATTATTTGTTTCTAATATTAGTTATGTGGAAGATTATAAACAAGTAAAAAATCGTGTATTCCCTTTTATCTACAATCTATGCCAAGAGCATAAAAACAATGATACTGTGATTCTAATTGTAACTCACGCAACAATAGTTAATACAATTAGAAAATTTTTTGATTCAGATGTTCATTTTGGAGAGAACGTAGAAGAAGCGAAGCCGTTTATAATTGATGTTCCCGAAAATTTCATTGGCCATGTTTGATATTGTTAAAAGCCGCTAATTCATTGCCAAATGAATAAATGACTTGATCATCTAGTTCTGTATCCGAAATAACGATATTGGCTTCGATGCATCTCACGTGTATATTCTCCCTAGCTTTTAAAAGCTTCTTAATATATCGTTCTACTTGAATAGTTTGAAATTTAAATCTATTACAAGAGCAAAGAATAAGCTTTTTATTTGGATTCTGACCCATTTGGACGCATAAGTCTTCGAGGGATATTTTTAATTGTTCTTCGCCTATAAGCTTGTTTGTCGCTGCAATAACATCGAAATTATTTGCCAAGCAAGCTTCTCGTATTCTTATGTCAGAAACTTCCATATAACCACCATCTTTTACCTGTTGGGAAATTCGTTTTAAGCAGCAAGCAGAAGATAAACTCATTTTTAATGTTTTCTTATTTTACAGAAACATTAAAATTATTCAATTTATTCAGATACTGCAAACTGAATTGTCCATAACTGCGCGGTTCTATTGTATTTATCCCTGTCTTTTTTATACATTCTGGCTATATCTGGTACTAGAGGATCATCTGGATTGGGATCACATAATAAAGAACAAATTGATAGTAATACCTTGGAAATTGTTAGGGCCGGACTCCACGCTTCTTTTAAAATATCCAAACAAATTCCGCCTGAAGAATTAATATTGGGATGAAAGATTTTGGTTTCAAATGTCACCTTGGGTGGTTTAAAAGGATAGTCTCCTGGGAATTTAATGTTCATTATAAAAATACCGCCTTCGTATGGCGAATCTTGCGGACCCATTAATGTTGCCTGCCAGTGAAAAATATCATCCTCCACAGGCCCGGCGGAACAATTTGCTGGTGGATCGGCCGTTAAGTTCTCTAATTCTTTAGCTATACGTTGTGCAGTTGACATCTATCTTAACATAATATAACCCCTTATCTCTAAGTCCCATTTCGACAATAAAAATGAGAGGAGGGAGGCTTTTTTATTTGTTTTGTTTTTTTACTTTTTATTTGTTTTTGTTTTTTTTACTTTTTATTTGTTTTTGTTTTTTTTGCTTTTTATTGGCTTACCTTTTAAAGGTAAATAGCTTCTATTATTGACCCATCGCTATGATAGTGGTCTTGTTATGTACAATTGACAGAGGAATTTGTCTATAGGCCGGCAAGTTCTTCTTCGAGCTCTGCGATTGAGGTTTCAATATCATCAATATCTCCAACGTCAGCCCAGCAGCCAGAGCTTTTTTGAGTCTCTTCTTGAAGCTCAGCATTAAGCTCGGCTAACTCTGCGACGATTTCAGCTTTGCGAGGAAGATTTGCACTCTTTTTCACCTCAACGCCAGTAGAAGCTGGTTTCGTTGCTGGTTTCGTTGCTGGTTTCGTCGCTGGTGCTGTTTGACTACTAAATTTGGTAGTCCAAGCTCCCTGGGGAGCTTTAGCAACGGCTGTACTTGGTCCTCGGGAGTAAGACATTTTGACCTCTTCTTCATCATCGCTACTGTCAAGTGCAGCAAAGGCGCTTTGAGAAGTGAATATGGTGCACGGTGTGTGCGGCAGGACCTTGGATTGCATCTTGGCTGCGACAATTGCTTCATCAAGTTGCTTGGAAACAGCGACTGGCATCCAGTTTCCTAATTCGAAATTCTGCCGGCGGTTGGCAGTACGTCTTTTGGTGTTACGCGCCTTGTCACATTTGCGTTCCTCGAGGACAGGACAGTGGCTCTTAAAGTGACCGTTTTCGTGACAGTAGCGACATTCAGTCGCGAGGAGGGTTGGACAGATAACTTTGCCGTTAGGACCCGGGCGGTCTTTCAGAAAGTGACAAGTGTACTCTTGTTCAGACTTGCCAGCATCAAAGCAGACTTTGCAGAAAGTCTTTTTTTGAGGGCGACAATTGCCTCCTTGACGACGATTGCCTCCTTGCTGGCGGCGGTTGGAACGACTGGTTGATACAGTGAATGTAAGAGAAGCCATGATAAGATTAGACTAGGCGTGTAAGCTTAAACGAGTTTGTTGCGAATTTGTTTGCAGTTGAATTTGTCTGTGGGAATATCTATCACAACAGGCAGAAAAAACTTTTCAATTTTTTTATTACTTTTTTTTTAGTAAGCCATTTCTGGGTTATTAAAAAAAACAGATTTTATATCACAACAGATGATTATGATAATAACTTATTAGATATTTATACAATTATACAACAAGGACACTGTTTCTTTGATTTTATTTTTATTATTCCGTCTGTATCTTCATACAGTCATGCAGAGGAATAATTGTGTGGGAGCGTCACATACAATTTACGCGCTCTTTTTCCAGCAATACGTTCGATATCACCGATGTGTGGTGCATATCCAGATTCAAACAGTTCTAAAAATGCCGCAGTGTAAAGTTTTTCCCGTCTTTCTGGTGCTGTAAGAGTGAACAGTTCTTGTTTGCCCGAGGCAAATCTCTCCACGAGAGCGAAAAAATTTGCTTTGAGGGATGTTTGAAATTTATCTTTCTCTTTTTGCCATCTACTTTCATAATGCTCTTGTAGATTACCCCAGGTAGGTATGGATTTATCAACATATGTACCGGTTTCTGCACCTTGTAGCAAACCAATCTTTTCTGTTACTTGAGCTTCATTTGCGTATTCCATTATACTTTATAGAAAGGTTTTATTTTTAAACGGAATAAATTGAAATATAATTAAATACTTAATTAATTTTAATAAACACTAAAATGTCTAAAGAAATTTATGATCCTATTCATGATTTTATTCAAGTAACTCCGTTAATGAAGCAGATTATAGATACGCCTGAATTTCAACGACTTCGAGAATTGAAACAGCTGGGAGCTACTTATTTTGTATTCCCAAGTGCAACACACAGCAGATTTGCACATTCATTGGGAGTTTCACATCTAGCGGGTAAATTAATGGAAACCCTACAAAAAAATCAAGAAAAACTCCAAATCTCAGAAAGAGATATTGAATTAACTCGTATAGCAGCCCTTGTTCATGATATAGGGCACGGACCGTTTTCACACCTGTATGATGATCATATCCGGTCGTGTGACGAAGATGATCACGAAGTGAGAGGATGTAAGACTTTTAAAAAAATGGTTACAAAATATCAACTTCCTCTAGAACCGGCAGAAGTAGATAAAATAATTCTAATGATTAATCCAAATGATACAGTGAAAAATATGTGGTCTTATCAAGTTGTAGCTAATAAAATGTGTCAAATTGATGTTGACAAATTGGATTATATTCGACGAGACTGTTATCACCTTGGGATTAAAATGAGTTGTAGATTCTCGCGTTTAATTACCTCCGCTAGGGTAATAACAACATCTGAAGGCTACGAAGTTCTTGGATGGCCTAAAAAACTGGAATTTAATATATTTAACTTGTTTGCTGCACGATATCGCTTACATAAACAAGTATATAATCATCATGCAATAAAAGCCCACGAATTCATCATTGTACGAATTTTGACTAAGATTAAAAATTCTTTAAAATCTAAGACTTGGAAATTGACAGATGCATCCATAATGTGTGGTTTACATCATCAATTTTCAGACTTGTATGAAAAATTACAAACCAGACAAATTGCTAAATTAGTGGGGGAAATCGTTGTTAAATTGCCCCATCAATCCTATAGACCAGAAGATCCAAACCCACGGACTATACTTGATCAAACAATTCAAGTCACAAAAATTGGCTTTGCTGGGGGCAATGAAAATCCCTTGAATCAAGTTTATTATTATACAAAAGATGAACAAAATATAGGTCGTAGAATATCGCCTCAAAATAATAGCTTTTGCGTACCTGCACAACATCAAGAATTGATTGTTAGAATGTATTCAAATACAGGTACAGTGGCCGAGTTGCATAAAAAAAGTTGGACAGAAATTAAACAGAATTGGCTTGGTAAATCGACTAATTAAATGGTTTCTAAAAATACTTATAATTAACTTAAATAATTTTTATTAATTATAGGTATGGAGGAGGAAAAAAAATGTTGTAGACCGAAATTCGTAAGAGTGGCGTGGTTTAATAGAGATAATAAGGAACATAACTATGGGACATGGCAATCGATGGCGATGACAACTCCGGAAGAGTATAGTAAATTAAAGGGATGGATCGCAAAACAAAATAAAAAGTATCCTAGAACCAAATATTGGATAGATATCAAAGAAACAGAAGAGTCATTATCTAAAAATAGTGAAGTATATGAGTTGGTGCCTATTGTAAAATCAGATTCAGCATATACTGAATGGTTAGCCCTTTAGAAGTCAAATCGATCACCATATAATAAACCTTGTATCATTAGTATAAGTAATAGACCATTGGTAATTAATAAAAAAGGATTTTTATTTGTTAGTTGAAGTGGTGCTAAAAATACTAAAAAAACAAAACAAATAAACCAATGATGTATATGAATATCATTAATGAAAATACTTCCATTTCTAACATATGGGTACCAATTAAAAGCTAATGTGGGTGGTGTTCCAGTTTGATTTCTGAAATTTACATTTATAAATATAATAGCTATTAATGCACCTATTATATTCCAATTATTTAAAGGTCTCATTGATGTATAAACCTAAGAAATTAATGTTTGCGTTTTTTGCGTGTTCTGCGTTTACCACCTTTAAACCCTGACGGAATTTTAATCACAGGTACTTTATATGATCTAAAGCACATAGATGCCAAAACTGTTCCATGTTTCTTCTTAACATCCATTTCTGACCATATCCAGTGATAGCCTGGATGATATTTATATCCTTTACTTGTTTTAATATCTGTTCCATATTTTGGGTTTATAGGGTTACCATATCCACGGCGTTCAATCATTCCGTTAATTGATTCCAATAAACTTTGTTTTGCTTGATCTTCCGTACCTTCGCCTGAATATTCACAAGCGAATCCACCCAAATATTTTCCTTTGGGGTTGTGTACCGATGTAATCATAACTGCTGCACCAATATGTTTTCCTTTTGTTCCGTTGGATTGCGCCATTATTGACTCCAATACTTCACCCCAACGAATAGCTTTTGTACCTTCTTCTCTAGATATTTCTTTTGCTTCGGTTGGCATTACACTTGTATATTTGACCACATTAGCATCTTGTATACCCGCACTGTTAAGTGCCGCATCATATGAGCCTGTTTCGGCTGGAAGATGTTTAGAACCAGCATCTGATTCACCTTTTCCGGTTGTCAAAAAATACTTATGGGGAACACGATTTCCTACTATTGCAAATTGAACCATTTATATATTACTTACATAAATTTATCTGCCAATTTAAAATATTTGATGGCGCCAAAGAAGATTACACTGGCTATTAACCAAAGGCCAGTAGTTTTAAGAACGGGCATCCATAAAGAATTGCTCTTATTGTTTTTAATGAACATGGAGAGCGCAGCCGTACTTAAGACCAATAATACCAAAGCATAAGTTGTGCTTATGGTAAATCTTGCAATATATTTATCATCCTTACCATGTTTTTTCATAAAGAATAATGTTGGTAATAATGAAATAGGAAATGACCACCAAATTGCGCCAATAAGAGGATCAAAAAAGGTACCTAAATAACTTATACTTGCTATAATAGAACCGCCAATAATGAAGTTTTGAATTAAACTATATAGTGTACTAGACATATATATAGTTTAATAAGATTTAATTATCGTCTCCGTTTTCTCTTGGTTCTTTTTGTTCTTTTTGTTTTTCTTGTTTTTCTTGTTTTTCTTGTTTTTCTTGTTTTTCTTGTTTTTCTTGTTTTTCTTGTTTTTCTTGTTTTTCTTGTTTTTCTTGTTTTTTTTCTTCTTCCTCCTGCGGCTGCTACTGCTGTTTTAGTTTCTGGTTGTGTCATATATGGTAACTTCGATTTAGGTTCTGGTATTTTAAGAGGCCATCCTTGCTGTGATTTTGGTGGTTTGGGAGTTGGTTTTTTTGGTAAATCAGATATGCGTTGTTGGGATCCTACAAAATGCTCTATAACATACATTGGATAATCTCCACGGATATCTCCATCATAAGCATCTTGATGTGTGCCGATTGTGGGTGCTCCATCATCTTCCTTATTCCAATCATCCGGTTCAAATGACCACGCGTCATCATTCTCAATATTAGCAAACCTTATCATAAGTTCTCCATTTTGATGTACAGCATTTGATACTAATTCCACTGTATCAATTTCTGGATTATGATCATCATCACCATTATATGTATAAAGAAGATACTTGCTTCCTATGGGTACTTTAAGTGGTGGTGGTAGTGTGTTTGGATTCCATTTCCAATTTGCCCAACCATCTGCTGGTTCTTGTGCAACATTGACAAAATCCCTAGCATACATTAAACCATCATTTGGTTCTCCAGCCCCTCCTTTCTTTTTCCTACGCATCGTTTTTCCTGTTAAATAATTCTGTTTCGTAGAATGTTGACAAATTCCTATAGCTTTTCCATATCCATATTTATTTCTTAATTTGGTTACACAACGTCCAACTCTGGTATTCAGTGGCATATATATATAGTTGATATTAATAATACATCTCTTCTTCAAAATCATCACAAGTTGTCGATGTATTATGAATAGCTACATAACAACTCGAACAACACTGTCCCATTGATTTTAAATAAAATTGTCGAAGATGCAACGGATCACTGTCTAAATATGGTGTCTCTTGTTTACACATTATGCAATGTTCTATTAGTTTACAAGGAAGTTTGGGTAAATTCATTTGTTTACCATTAATGGTTCTGTTTTTTAATAGATTCAATTTGTTTTTGGAGAGATTCCACATAAAGAATTGCTTTCCACAAGGAATACAAGTATATAAATTCTGCTTTGAAAAATAAAGAATATATTTATTTTCTTCAAAATGGGGGCGCCAACTATATTTAACATATTGTGCATCTAATATGGAGTTAATGTTTGACAAATTTTTTGTACATATAAAACATTGTTCCTTCATTTAACATAAAAGAACAAATAAGATTTAATTCATTTTTAAAAATTGAATTAAATTAAACTTATTTAATTTAAGTTATTAAATACAATGGACTCAACTACATTCAACACTCATAATATTACAGCTATGCGTGAAAAAAGTGATGGTATAACTGTTATCTTTACTATTCTGTTTATATTTATAACTTATCTTATGAACTTGTTCGACGAAATGGCACAGCACAACTAACAAAATGGTTGTTATAATCACGCATAGGATAAAGATGATGGTCATCCGGAAGGATACAATGTGCTATAATGGTTAATTTACCATCTCTATACAATGCACCCGCGCCAAATCTACCTGGTTTAAACACTTGGATATGATACATAAATTTTGCAAATCTATGTGGTTTTAATCTAGAAGTATATATAATTTTAGGTCCTGATGGTGGTGGCAGAATTCTAGGTACTTGCCGCATTGTATTATTAAAATTAATTATATTTTTTTCATTTTTTATATGTTTAGATTGTGTTTTGATATTATGAACCAAATATGTCTTTAGTTCTCTCCAAATATCTAATGGTATCATGCGTTCTAGTACGAATCGTTCCATTGTAAGTTTGTTATAACATTTTTATTAATTTATAATCAATTTATAAAGAATGAATATATTAGATACTTTTAGTGATAACATATTTGCACAAGGCACTAGTACCGGATTTCATATTAGTATTGTTATATTTATACTACTAACAATACGAGCTATCCTAGCTCTTAATAAAACTAGTGAACTATATAAGTTTTTTGCAAATACTAAAACGATTGGTCAATTATGTCTGATTGTTGTATGGTGTTATTTAATATATAGATTTGTTAAAACTCATCCTAAAGATAAAAAACATGCTGCCAAACTTCAAGAAGCAACAAAAAAAGCTATATTGGCATTGTTAATTGCCTTTTTTGCGAGAATTGATTTGGTGATAGCTCCTTTTTGGTTAGTATGGTTAATTGCTTATTATTTAGAAGATTGGGTCTAACAACAACCATTACAGCAATCTAATAATTTTTCAAACCAGCTTCTATTAATTTTATATAAGTTATTTTCTACCTGGCAATATAGACACTTATTAGCTGGAATAGTACAAGATTTCCTTTTCCATGCTGTAAAGCATTTTGTATGAACACATCGTCCGCATAGATAACACATAGTTAATTTATCTGTTTGGAATTGCATTATTTCAAAACAGATTGTACATTCAGTCATATACTTATATTAATAGAAATATTAAATAAATATATGATATTTAATATTTATCCGAAGAAGCTTAAACACAAATCAGCATGCTATATCGTAGTGATTAGAGTTACGCGGGCGGGGTTAAAAAATTGAACGGCGTAGCTGCATAGTAAGTAGTTCTGGGCGAAGAGAGAACAATGGATTCAAACAGCAATTCTCAAGAATTTAATCTTTAAAAATGAATCCAGTAATACACAGCATGATCCCCTAGCCTGGTCGATGGGGCCGGCCTTAAGAGCCGGTGAGCGAAAGCTCCACCTGGGTTCAAATCCCAGTCATGCTATCGGGGAGCACGGTAACAATCCTGGCCAGACGGTGAGCACCGCTTTGACGGGCCTGGTTTCGATACCAGCAGGATTACGGGGAGTACGGTTAATGGGAGCACGGTATGGGAGCACGGTATGGGAGCACGGTATGGGAGAACGGTATGGGAGCACGGCAAATGGCGTTGTCGTCTAACGGTTAGGACGCGGGCCTTTGAAGCCTGCGATTCGGGTTCAAATCCCGGCAATGCCTATAAAATTGTAAATTCCAGTTAGTCTAGGAGGTTAGGATGCCAGGTTTTCACCCTGGAGACACGGGTTCGAGTCCCGTATTGGAAATGTTATTTCAGCATAATAATGTATGATCTCGATTAGCTCAATTGGTAGAGCGCCGGTCTTATTAACCGTAGGTTGGGGGTTCAAATCCCTCATCGAGAATATGGGGAATTAGCTCAAATGGTAGAGCGCTCGCTTTGCATGCGAGAGGTAGTGGGATCAATGCCCACATTCTCCAGTATAAACCCCCGTGGCCCAATGGATAAGGCGACTGACTTCTAATCAGTAGATTGCAGGTTCGAGTCCTGCCGGGGGTATTTTTTATCAATATATATATATATGGTGCGAAATCGAAGGAGAAAACGTTCTATGAAAGAAACCATTGTCGAATTTAAAAAAGGACCTTTCCCAAAAAAATATACTGCTTTTGTGAAAAATAAAAAAACTAAAAAAGTTCGTAAAATTCATTTTGGAGATAGACGATACCAACAATACAAAGATCGTACAAAATTAGGATTGTATAAACATAAAAATCATGGTACAAGAAAACGGATGCAAAATTATTTCAGCAGACATTCTGGTACAAAAAAACGCGGTGTAGCTATAAAAAAAGAAAAACGAAAGTCGAGAGGTTTTTATACACCGAAAATCCTAAGTCACAAATATCTATGGTAATATATAAATGAATACAACGGTTAAATTCTTGACTTTATTTGTTATTGGTTTAATATCAGGATTGATTGCCGGCAGCTTAGGTACTTCCACTGCTTATGCACTAATCTTAGGATTAATTTTTACTGGTGTTTCAAAAGATTACAAACACGCAGCAGCACTGACATTGTTTACTATACTTCCTCCGTTATCTTTAGGAGCTGTTTATCAGTACTATAAGAAAAAAATGATAGATATTCCTGCTGGTTTATTTTTAATGGTCGTTGTTTTCTTTTCAGCTTGGACCGGGGCTAAATTTGAAGGTTATATATCAGATGCTTATAAGGAATTTGCTCTTGGAGGATTCTTATTTATAGTATCTATGTATATGTTTTATAAAGGCTATAAGGATATGGGTTCTGTTGTACGTGTTAAACACCATGTCCATTAATTGTGTATATATAAATTTGTATTTATATTTACGATTTATAAATGAGTTGCCTCTACAATATATTTTTTAGAACGAATAAAGTATATGCCCTTAGTTGTGAACCTTGTGAAACTGAATATTCGACCAATGAATGTGCTATCTGTTTGGATTTAATGAACGCCCAAACGTTAACTATATCTTGCGGTCATACATATCACTCAAACTGCTTATTAAATTGGTTTGAATACAATATGACTTGTCCTGTATGTCGTACACAATTTATATGGGCAAAGAAAAAGAAGAAAAAACGGCGACATTATAGACGGTGGAATCCTGATTCATTAACAGATTAGTTATCATTGGACCCATAACCCTAATGTGAACTCTACATTTCAAAAAAATTGAAAAGTTTTTTCTGATATATGATATGAGTATTAAACATATATTCCTAGTTACAAAAATGACAACTCTTACTTATGCTGCAGCATTGATCATCCAGAAAACCTGGCGCGGACACATCTTCGCAAAGGCTCTCCCCTATGCTCTTGCACAAGCGCGATCCCTGAAAGATATGGAAAGAAAGATTCATGGACCTCAATGGGGCGATCCTCCTCAAGATTGGGAATTGGAAGGGAACAGGTATGGTTTTGGAGATGATTATCCATCTGATGAAGAAGAACCATGTTTTGTTTCAGAAAATGAAAATCTTAGCTGGGGTGATTATGATGAGGATAGAAATGAACGCCAATATTATTTCCATTAGATTTGTATATTAAGAAAATAAATTTTCACATAAATTGCACATAAATTGCACATAAATTGCACATATATTTTTCACAACTTAAAATTGTGTTAATTTTAAAAAATTGAAAAGTTTTTTCTTCAAGATGTGAATAGCATTAACAACTTATAATATCGATACTTACTATCAACAAATATGACATCTCTTACCATTACCATTAAAGAACAAGGAAAACCTGTCAGGCATGTCACTTTCAAAGGTGATAACCCAGACCTACTTATGAAGCCGCCGTGCACCACCAAAGTTTACGACCGTGAAGCACCACCAAAGCAACTAATGGTCATCAAAACATTAGTTGCTTTGCCGTTGCTCTGCCGATCTAAAAACGCCTGGAGACCTAAACGCCGTCAGCCTATTCCTATTAAGCGAATGCCTGTAGTGTTTCCGACTGATGGAGAATTACTTCAACGGAAACATGCAAATCAGAGAGCTGCCACCACTAGGTTATGCCTAGATTAATCTGTATATAATTGCACATAAAAATTTATAGCATAATTTATAGTTATGCTATTTTTTTTTAAAAAAATTGAACAAAATATCAGAACCTCTGAGATTGCATACTTCCATAAATCTAATATTGTTCAACAATCATAACTTCCAATTCTGTAAATGTCTAGTTTAAATTGCGATCCGTCTTGGCCTCTCGGTGATGGCTGTTCATGTTGGCGCTGTAATAGGCTTGAGCAGCAGGATAGAGTAACTGCCGACAGGTTACAGGCGTATCGAGATTGGTGTCCGGGTGTAGGAATCGATGAGAAGCACCACCAATTACAAGGCATCAAATGGTGTTTGTACCACGAGTTGGTAGAGAAACCCAACGCTGGTGTTCGTGGTGGTATTATTGCTGACGAGATGGGCTTAGGCAAAACGATTCTGATGATTGCTTGTATTCGTCATAATTTCAAAGCCCGTACTCTGATCGTATTACCTCCTGCACTTCTCCAACAATGGGTAGGTGTTTTCCAGCGGTTTCTTGGCCATACTCCTTTTGTCTACCGGGGTAGCAAAGCTAAAAATGTTACCATTGAGAAGCTTGCACAACTGCCAGTTGTGATCACAACTTATGGTATGATTAGTCCTCGACGGACTGATGACGATAAACTTGCCTATTCCAAACTTCACAAGATCGAATGGTCTCGTATTATTTATGACGAAGCACATCATCTTCGCAATCTGAAAACAAAAGTACACGATGGGGCATGTATGCTGAAGGCTGATATCCGTTGGATGGTGACAGGCACACCTATTAATAATAAGCTTAAGGATCTTTATGCGTTGTGTAAGGTGTTGGGATTGGCAAAAGTCTTTACGCCCAACAAGGAGGAAATTAAACTCCTCTTGGGAATTCATTTGCTCCGTCGTACCAAAGATCAAGTCGGTATTAATCTTCCTCCAGTTAAAACCCAAGTAGTAGAGGTTGACTGGTCATCAGATGCTGAGCGGGATATGGCTGAAGACATTCATTCAATGCTACATTTTACAACTATCAATAAAAACAATGTGGATGAGATTATTGCTTGGTTGAATCGTCATCCCCTTGCTGCTTTGACTCGTGCTCGTCAAATGTGCATCTATCCTCAGTTGCTTCACAAAGCCGTAAAAAAAATGAAGAGAAAAGGTATTATCCCACAAGATATGAATATAAAGGATATCAAAACAAGTAGCAAAATTACTTCAGTTGTAGACCATATCGTCGGAAATCGTCAGACTGGTAAGCGTAAGCTGGTATTCTCTCATTATCGCGGCGAGATTGATGTATTAACGGAGAAATTGCGCAATGCAGGTATGACAGTGCAGAGTATCGACGGTCGTACTAAAACACGCAATAAGAAGCAGCGCATATTATCTGTAGTATCCGAACCACAATTCCATAGTGTGTGTAAAACCTGGAATGATTTGCCAGAGGGAATCTTTGGTGTTATTAATAGCTTCCTAGCACCAGAAGTGATGATAGTGCAAATTCAGACCGCCTGTGAAGGTCTCAATATGCAACACTTTCAGGAGATTTACTTCACCTCTCCTCACTGGAATCCTGCCGTTGAAGATCAAGCCGTGGCTCGTGCTCACCGTATCGGACAAGAGAAGTCAGTCGATGTGTATAGATTTGTAATGAATGGGTTAGGTCGTAACTCTATCAGTTTTGAGCAATATTGCTCCCACGTACAAGACATAAAACGCGAAGTCATGCAAATATTAAATAACAAATAAAAAAATAAAAAAAAGCATCAACGAGATTGTGATGGCCCAAAAACTTTTTTTTACACTACGATATTTGGAACTGGAGAGAATTTAATATATGTTTTTTGTGTTCTATTGTCAATTGTTGTTTCTGCCCCCATTGGTATTAACTTATTTCCTGTGAATTCTCTCCATAATCCTTTTTTATGAGGCAGGGTCTCCCATCGATAAATACCTTTCTGTTCTATAATATTCAAACTTTCATGTAGTACTAATTCGACAAACATTCGTAGTTGTTTTTTATAAATGCAAATATTATTTGTATTCGTATGGTATTCCTCTTGTTCTGGACATAATCTTTTTTCGTATTTTTTAAATAATTCTTTGGCCATATCTAGTCCTGCGTGTACTGCTGTTAATCTATTCCTTTCATATTTCCTTGTTGTTCTGTCTAATTTTCTACTTTGTAATGCACTCGTTGAATAGAGATTTAAATCTTGACATAAAAGTTGGTAAAAAACAGAAAAATTTATACCATTTGGTGTAATCAATAGTTTATCATTTTTTATTGAGAAATATTTTGATTTGGTAGAAAGCAGGCGTAATACTTTGATTGTAACAATCATATAAAAAATTTTATGCGATTGTTATTATATTGTTTTATTTAAGTTGTTAAATAACTCATAGATCATCGTGAATGGCGTCGTCACTATAGTAACCCATTTCAGTCTGTTCTTGCCTAATATCTTTATTCAAGAATTTTGCTTTCAAAGCCTGAATAGCAAATTGGCGTTTCATTGGGTCTTTGATTTTGCCTGCCGTTTGATATTCATTCCATCGCTGTAGACGACGTACAGAACTAGCATTGGCTTTTGCCTGCAAACGACCCTTTCGCGTTGAATTGTAATTTGTCCACTTATTCGGAAGTATATTGGGTTGCATTCCGGCATTAGAGACTTCAAAATGACAAGCGAGACCCATAGGATCTTCCTCATTGGTTGCAACTGGAAACTCAACAGTTTCTGAAATCCCACCTCTAATTGGCAATGTGTGCGAAGTACCGGTGAAAATTCTATTTGGATAACGGGGATTGACCCAAGAACCATCATATTCTCCCCCATCGATATATTGCCAACCATTTCCGTCTACCCATCGATTGATACCGTCGATAAGTGATTCGTTGTTTGATTCCAAACCCATCGATATGGTGCGTGGAATTAGTTTCGCATATGCAGCTAGTTCTTCGACTGAATAACTATCGAAGAAACTTTCTTGGGCTGCTTTGGCGTCATACTTTAATCTTGTACTTTCCAGATTTTTTTTCAATAACCAAGTCTGTGAGCCTGGAATTTCCTCTGGAGGAACAATTCCTCTTGGTTGAATATTGGCTAGACGACTTGCTAGACTAGCTTTGCGATTTCCTCTGCGTGGCATTTTAGATAACTTTAGAGTGGATTTGAAATGTTGGGTGATGCTGTATTATTGGCCCTAGTTTAAGTTTTCAATTTTTTTATTAGCGAAGAATTATACGGTTTATATGAGCATTTGGATGATATGTTTTACCTTTGGTTCTGTTACGCTGCTCTTTTCGTCTTCTGTATGCATCTGAGTGTTGCATTGCTCTGTGGATTACCATACATAAATTTACAAAGGTTGGCGATATACTTTTGTTTTGATTAACTTTGTTTACTCGTTTCATATGTTGAGTACAAAGTATCCGATTACCAGTTCTTCGTGAACATATTTTATTTGACTTTGTTTGAGCAATGCACCTTTTCTTTCGTTTTAGTCCTACAAATGCTAAAATTAGTTCTTCGACTTCATGCGGAATATGCATTTATAAAGTATACTATTAAACTTATTATATCATTTTCATTGAGATTATAAAAATTGATTTAAATATCTATTAAGAGAATAACAGATATTTAGCCCTAATACCATAATGACTCCAAGACTTAGCATTACCATATTGTTTATTACCTTTGTTTACTCTTGTTCTGCCCAATTCACGCGTGGTGGGCGTGAGCTTAATGTTGTTTTGAATTCCATTCCGTGCAATGCTGGAACCAGCGGTCCCGATTGTACTTGTCCTGGAAAATGTTTGACTTATTATAATTCTACTGGTGGTTGTCATCCCAACAATTGTTGGAAATGGGATGATGTAAATGACCAATGTGAAGTTGCTGGAAAAGATTTTGTTGGACCCATGGTATTACAGTCTATTCCGTTTACGGGTGTATTTGGTTCTGGTTGGGGAAATATGCATCGATGGGACATCTTTAATATTTATATGGCTGTTGTATTTGGACCGATTGCAATCGTTATTCTTGCCTGTTGTTGTATGATGGGTGGAT